TTATTTTCTTACTTTGCATAGAATAGCTGGATATTAGATTTTCTAATATATAGGATTTCATATTCCGCAGCTTACTCTCCTACACTATTACTATACGTTCATTCGCAAGTTCGTCAGTCTATTAGACATTCTCACCATTGATATTTTATAGACTCCCGACATATTTTGCCGACTTCACCGAGCTTTTATACATAACTAGTATGCATATCGGATATTAGAGAAACTACTCAATAGTTTTCAAATCTTCAGTTCACCTGCTGGTGCTTAATCTTTTCAATTAAGAACAAGTCGCACGCGGAACATAAGAATCCAGACCTAACATGTGGTTTGTGCTTTTTCTTATCTTCAGTTCGCAACACTGAAATCTCTGACTTTCATCAGAAGTTGTGATTATATCTTCATCCTATTGCTAGGAGCTGCATTTTTCTTCCCGCATTAGCTTCGGGGTCTACTCTCCCTCAAGGAGATAATCGATGAACCTTTCGCATGCTATAATAAGTTTAGCGAAGTGGCTGCTGAAGACCAATTCTTGTGTAACCTTTAGGACATATTTCTATGCTTTTATTTCACCATAGGTCATCCGATAACTTCTTTTTGCTTTCGCTCTATCACACTTATCTTTTCAGATTATGTTGTAGCATATCGGCTTTACGGATTCAGAGCAGTTAATGCAGTAGCCCGCACCAATTACTTGATACGGAGGGCACAAATCAACCCATTGCTAAAGGTGTAAACATATTACAATTCTCCTTTACTTTTAGTTTAGATATTTTGATATAAGGCGAATTAACCTTTTCTCAAGATAACTAGAAAATTTAAAATAATATAAGTACAATGATAAACGACAAAGCGAAAAGAACAACTTATGATAAATATGGTGTAGAAAACATACGGCAGGCTGAAGAGTATGTTAATATTATACGCCCTGATAGATCTACTGAGTTATATCGGCAGTTCAATAAAGTGATGAATGATAAAGTTAATCAAGCGATGACATGGTTATCTGAGAGAAGCATAGAATATGTTTGGAGCAATTGGATTGACGGACATTTGTATAGGCTTTGTATTCCTGAAAAAGATCTATTACTTGATTTTGAATTCTATCCTGTTATGAATTCTCAATATAATTATATACGCATTAATTATAACACAAATATAATAGATGTATTAGAAAGGCTATTTCCTAAAACTGTAGTTAATACAGAAGAATTAGATGTGTGGAAAATAACTCCTAAAGCGATGAATAAATTCTTACGAGAAAATAAAACTAATCCTATATATGATAAATCAATTCTCATATTAGCTTTAGTAAAGGATTCTACTATATTTCAATGTATGGCAATCAAGAGAAACAAGGTGATAGTTAATGTAACTCGAAATAAATGTTCTGTTCCTTATGGAACTTATATACTGCTTAGGTATTTTAATGAGGTGTTTGAAATTCCTGAAATTCAGATTAAAAATAATTGTGATAATTCTTATAAAATGTCATTGTACGAATTACTTAACTTACCTGTTGTTTCAAAAACCGCTAAGAAAAAGATATGGTGGAGCCCTGAAAGCACTAAATGGCATATTGATAAATCAGAATCAGAAAATTATATTCCATTTTATTTTACAGAGCAAATCACATATTCATATCCTTCAAATAAATAAGCCCTCAAGTTGATTAGACCTGAGAGCTTATTTTGAGGAAAAGGTGGAATGTCAATTATGACTTGTCAGATTTTCTTTAAATAGGTCATGCAGCACCATTGAGCTGTTCCGATTCTTCCCCAACCGTTCTTCTGTTCGTAAACAGTAACTGTAGTTCCTGTTGTGAGTGTCTTAACAACACCATAGTTTGTGCCAGGGCCTCTACGAACATTCAATCCATGTACAGCAGTAACCTTGTACTTCGGATATGTTACTGGTGTAGGTGTCGGAGTAGGTGTAGGAGTAGGTTCTACTTTTTCAAGCCATCTGCAAGAACAGTAACCTGTATCTCCATTGTAGGTTGTCTTAGCCCAATCAGAGTTGCCACCAACGCTGTCACCCTTAACGATCTCGGATACCTCAATCGTTGTACCATTCTTGATTGTAGCCAATGCCTTAGAATTAGTAGTAGGCTGTGCTCTTAAAGTAAGGGTACCACCATTTGTCTTGACCTTGTACTCTGTTGTTGTCGGAGTAGGTGTAGGTGTCGGAGTAGGTGTAGGCTGAGGATCTAAGCTCTCATAATTAGGGCTGATGATTCCGTAGATAGAAGAACTATTCTTGGAATAGCTGCATCTCTTAACCATATTAGATTTATTACCCTCAATGGTATAGTAGTTGCCATTGTCTACCTTTTCGATCAGACCTACATGACCGCACTTTGCAGATGAAGTATTGAAGAAAATAATGTCACCAGGTCTGCCTGCTGACTTACTTACTTCCCAACCTTTTTTCTTCAGGTATCCCCACATATAAGGACAACCTGCGGCACAGTTGTTTGCAGGACTAGGATATCCAAGCCATACTCTTACTGCATCAGGATCTTTGAGAACTTTGTTATCACCAGTAGCAAGAACCATAACGATGTCCCAGTTGTCAAAAATCGAGCACCAGGCCGTATTTTGTTTTTTACCATTAAACCAGGGATACGGACCACCCTTAGATTTCGGAGTGTCAAAATATTGGGCATATTTCGTATGGTTATTACCAGTCTCTTTGTAGCCTACCTGATTTTGAGCGAGCTCGACTATTCTTTCACGGATAGTAGTAGTTGCTTTCACATTAGATGTCGGCATATCGGTTTCTCCTTTCTTTGATTCGGATTAACCTTCTGCTTCGTTCTTATCACTGTTGAGCAACTTGTACTTGATAGATCCGATACCGAGCAAAGCACCGCAGAATGTTGTGATCAATGCGAGTGTAGCACCAATCTCTTCTGCAAAAGGGAATCCCCAAACTTTTGCAAGTCCGAGCCAAAGAGCTGTAAGTGCAGGAAGAACTACGGTTACAATCCACTTAAGTACGTCATAGAGCTTATCATTCTTAATAATCATCAGAATTTCCTCCTTCTGCGTAATTTGTTATCTGCAAATAATGTAATGAATACAAGTACACCAACAAATACTGTTTGTATAATCAAAGAAATGTATTCAATGTCCATTAGTTTGCACCTCGTATTTATATATAAGGTGAGGAAATTTTAATGATATTTGAGATTAGATTTAAGTAACGAAAAACATACCATCCATGTTTATAATGGAACTTTCCGTAAGGGCGGTTGCTGTTATACGAACTGAAACATTGCCTTGATCATCTATGTATCCTAGTACTGGTGTAGAACCTGAATAAGAAACTAGCTTAGAAACAACTATCGGCAACGGACCTCCAGATAATGTACCAACAAAGCAGTTAGTACCAGCCGAAACCGATGAACCATTACCCTTAAGTGGCAGACGAATTTGAACAAGATTACCACTTCGATGCGCCACCACATCACCACCAACAGTCCAAGGACCTGAAGACTTAGTAAGTGTATAAGAAGATGAAATATCCTGTACCGACATCGAATTTGTAGTAACACTATTAGCGGTCAAAGTACCAGATGTTGCGATATTTCCAGTAGCCTTTATACTACCTCCGACATACAACTGATTGTCAGCATCTGGGAAGCCATTGATCGCAACAGAATGTCGTTTCTTATCAAAGAAACAGATAGGCAAACCAACACCTACAGAAGCCGTGTATTTTGTAGCACTACTGCCAGTATAATACTCATCTGAAATTGTGATCTCAACTTCCCACTCGTAAGTGTTATCCAATGACAATGTAGTATTAGTAGCATTCTGAACAGTAGCTGCTGTTGACCAAGTAGAATCTGACTTCTTCTTATGTCTTTCTGTAATAGTTCTTGTGTTAGTGCCACCCACAGATGAAACATAACCATCAACGTAAAGAATTGTGTTTGTATAGAAGTTATCTACACGCTTAAGACTATATGTAGCACTCGGAGGAACTAATTCATATACCGTGATATTAGTTGTAGCCGTGCTGATATTGCCTCTACTATCAGTAGTAGTGACCGTAGCTGAGTATATTCCAGCAATATTAGGCTGTGTAATGGTCAGATATTTATCAGTAGTAATATCAGTAGTAGTACCATTAAATGATAAGACATAAGAACTGATCGTAGCAGATTTCTTTGCCGTAGAAGTTGCAGTTATGATCTTAAGGGTACTCTGACCTTGAACTATAATCTGATTACTTCCTGTTTTACCGACTACTGTGGAATTGGTATCTTGGAAAGTTACCGCACCAGAAGTAGGATTTGCATTTACTATGTTCATTACTGCATCTACAGAATGAGTATAGGTTGTACTATCCAATGTAGATTGAAGTTCAAACTTGATCGGTAAGGTATTTGAAGTAGTACAAGCGGCCAGCATATTATTTATGTTGGTTGAAGTCAAAGTAGATGATGTGAATGTGTATGTTCCACCACCATCATTAAGAATTACCCAGCTTGTATAATTAGCTCCGCTATTCCAGGAGATCCTACCTTTTAAACCGGTTACAAGTTCGGTTCCTGCGGGGTTAGTATAAACAATAGTGGGATAACCATTTGTACTAACTTCATCTGTAAAATTCGTAACTGAACTTAAAAGAGCATATCTTGTGATTGCATCTAATGTATAAGTGCTTGATCCTGTACAGTTTACTTCAGAATTATAAAGTGCTGCTCTGACTGACATACTAACAGATTTAGTACCGTCTTCATCATGCGTGATGATAATAGTGCCTGATTTACTAAAAGCACCACCACCATAAACTCGTGCTCTGGATGTTTGGGAGAATACTGTAGTACCACCAATAACTACTGTGATCGGGCCACCCCAAACACAATAGCCAGATGTCATTGTACCATTAGATTTCAATGACCAGCTTATTGTAGTTGAGTTAGTGGCAATATCTTGTGTACCAGTCCAAGACAGGTTCAATCCGATTGTACCTGAACTTTGGGTACTGTATTTATTTGTATTTATACTTCCGCTTAAAGCCACTTAATTATCCTCCGATTATACAAAGCCTACTATTGCGACACCATCATTTACGACGTTACTGCCTTCCATAATGGTTATCGGTAAGAATTTAAGTTTTCCGCCAACACTGATCTCATCGCTGACTACCATCTTCTTTGTTCTGAACTCATCACCGACTACCTGGAATACAAGGTTGTCAGCTGCATCATAACCAGCAAATCCGACAGTATCATTGAACTTGATGTATGGTCTTTGTCCTACTTGACCTACTCCGTATAAAGTAACACCAGTATTATCGACCTTACCGATTACGACACCTGAAGCATTATAGATCTCAATCTCACCGAAAGCATTACCAGTACCGCCTCGCTTTAACAGACCGGCGGTAATCATCGATGCATTGAAATTAGTAATAGTTACTTTCGAAGCATCTAATGTACCAGACTGCAGGAAGTCAGCAATGCCTTTTCCATCAGGGGTTAAGATAGTTGTATATGTACCATTATAACCTGTCGATGAGTAGTACAATCCGTTATTAGTGAACTTATACACAGATGTAGCATTGGACAATGTTACGGGATCTGCACTATTATCGTTTCTAATCAATAAGAATTCATCATACTTACCATCATTGTCGGAATCGTGCCAGAGAATACTGCCACCACCAGTAACTGCCTGAGTAGTCTGATTGATAAGTGCCATTACCTCATCAGTGTCAAGATAGCCATTAGGAATTTCTTCCCAATCTTCAATATCGAATTCACCAGATGCTTTGGCTGTAATACATTGGAAAGTACCATCTGAACCAAACCAGAGGTCTCCGACATTGTAAGGTGTGGTTACTGTATCTACAAAGATATTTCGTGTAGTGAGTGAACATTCCGTTACATAACCAGAACCATTTACGTAGACTGGCTTAGTAGGACTTCCGATTTGAGTGTTGTTTGTAGCAGTAACAACTCTTTTACCATTCCAAGTTAATACACCACTGGAATAGCCTACTAATTGAACTGTAGGAGAGTTTGATGACCTAGCGTAAAATCCAAACTCACCTCTATTTGGGTTATAACCAGAACCTCTAAAATAAGCACCTGAACCCGCAGCAGAGTCATAATCCCAACCGAAGTCGATATTATTACCACTATTGTTTAACTTTAATCCACCAAACTTATCACTATCATTTAAAAATCCGAGCTTACGTTGCGAATCCGTACCACGGGTCATGAATACGTCGCCAGTGAGCGTACCACCTGTAAGCGGTAACTTAGTATTATCGTCGACAGTAATATTTACGTCAGACGCAGTACCGCCAGATGGGGTTACAGTGATCTTGTTTGTACCGCCAGCAAACGTATATGTAGTATCACTATTAGGTAATGCAATCCAAGAACCCCAAGTGTCGGCTGCTGTTGCAACTCTTTGTGCTCTAACCCCAGCACTGGATGTGGCAAGCTGAACAGGAGCACTACCACTGGTATCTGCCCAAGGAGTAATGGTTATAAGAGTACAGTATGCAGTTGATATCAAGGAATTTACCCCAATAGCTGAACAAGACTTAAATTCTTCAATTGTACTCCTTGGGTGATTTGTCATATACCAACTAGGGAGCTGATTATCACTTCGAGTATCATTAAGTCTTAAATGATAGGCATTTACCTTAACTGCTTGAGCAGATCCGCCTGAAGGAGTGACAGAGAAACTATCATCTCCGTTTGTGAAAGTGTATGTAGTATCAGTAAATACGGCATTAGAGGGTACAGACTTGGCAATAGTATATCCAGTTGTCTTGACACCGCCAAGCGTTCCGTCGGTTACAACGACTTGACCCGTAGTAGGTGTTGCAGATAAATATGTTACCTGCTTACCATTATTCATTCTGAGGTTGGCAGGGAATGTAACATTTTGGGCCATATCAAAAGCATAGATATGTCCCATGTTAGCCATTTTATTAGCAGTATACCAAGCGGTATCACCGTAAATACGAATACCAAGTACGTCGGCAGCCTTAGAGGTAGCATGTAATTCAGGGAGCGAGAATGTTAAACGCAGTTGCCATATATTACCTGTCTGACTAATGCTACCGCCAAGCGTAGAGATCAGCAAAGGTATATCATTCCAACCTGACATGCCCTGGAGTGTATATGTACCAAAGGTGTCCCAAGCCCTGTCATTAAGATAGTTAGTACCTGTTCGTGTTTCTACTACAAGCGTCATAGGTTTCGCCGTAGAAACGTTTATAAGCATTTTTCTTGGACGAGTATACAAATACTGCGTAGTACCGTTATTTGCAGTAATAGTTACTCGAGTCCTACTAAGTAAAGTAGGAGCCTCCGAAGTACCAGTAGGCCTACCTAACGGTAAAGACAATGTATAGTTTTCAGTACAGAACTTAGGCTTATCGTTATCGGATACGCCATAATCTACCCAAGTAGTACCACCGTCAGCAGAATATTCATAATATAATGCCGCAGGATTCATAAAGGCTAATCGGTTAGCACTGTGCTCTGCCGAGATCGCCATACCCTCAGGGCTAACGGAACCAGAGATCGCATTACCACCCCATTGGATATTTTCTTCATAGGGAGCTAATTCGGAATTTTTAGCACTGATCGTAGTACCAGAAATACTGATACCCGTACCAGCCGTATATGTTGTACCTGTAGGAACCTGCCAAGTACCGTCATTTCTGAGGTACTTTGTTGTATCTGAACCCAATTGGGGGCCATTTGTGATCGTATTAGTGCCGTTGAATTTTGTTAAATAGCCACTCGTACCAGTACCAGTAATGTTATTTGCAATACTGGGTGTTACTGTTACAGTTTGAGCTGATCCACCTTCTGGTGTTACTGTAAAGCCGTTAGTTCCACTAGTGAATGTATAAGTAGTATCAGTAAATTCAGCATCGCTCGGAACATCGGATTCTACTGTATGACCATTAACAGAAATTGCATCCCCAGCTATCTCAACCAGCTTTGATCCATCGTACTTATACCATTTATTTTGTTCATACAAAGTGATACGACAGTTAGATGTCGTACTATCAAAACAAGCACCTACAAGTACATAGATCTTAGTCGTATCTGTTGGGGTTTGTGTCCACCAAACTGTATCAAGATAGAATAATCCATAGGTAGGATTTATTGTACCCACAAGATAGATCTCTTTGTACGGAGTTAATGAATTTGCTACTAACTCAGTATTGAAAGCATATCGGCTATCAAAGAGAGATATTGAACTATAAACTACACCGCTACTGCTGATGTTTGTATTGGCTGCATAAGTAGTATTTGTGTACCATACTTTGCCTAATGGTTTGAATCCATTCGTATTAGCGATTTTTGTTTTAGCCGTAGTTCTATTGCTCGAAGTAACTGTACCATCAGATGCAGTACAGATGTTTTGGTACGTACCATTAGCATCTTCCATAAATAAGGAAGTTGCCCAGATACCCTTATCACCAGTTTTGCCTGCAAAATATCCAATTCTGTTATCAGTTGTTGTATTAGCATCACCGGTTTCTTGCAAGCCACGATCTACGGCATTCATTACAACTATATTATTACTATAGTTAGTGGTGCCTGTACCGGTCCAAGCAGACCATTTAACCGGAGTATCGAGCAAGGTTACAGTACAATTCTCACAGTCATAGTAATCTATCTCAAAAGTACGATAGTAATTAGAATTCGTGTATCCAGTACCATAAATAATGCTAATTCCTACGGCATGTCCGTACCCAGCATCGTACCCAGCCTTTTTAAGAGGATATGCAGCTACATAATAATGGGCATTATCATACTTATCATTCCAGTTCGCATAGGCAGTACTATCAGCTCTGCCGGTAAGCGTTGTCCATGTATAAGACTGAACATTTGGGTATGCAATAGCTCCACTACTTTCTTTAGGGCAATAAGAATGTGTCTTAAACTTTACTCTCCAAGGTTTATACCAGTCATCAGGTCTAACTGACATAAAATACCAAGTAGATGCTTCATAAGAACTTGCAGTAGTAGCATAATAAGAAGTGCTCTCATACTTTTTAGATATGAGAGGCACCGAATCAGAATCATAATGACGGTGATCACTACGCTCTTGAGTATTATCCTTAAAGTTATAGGTACTACCATCAGGTAATCCTAATTGATCTAGATTTGCCATTCATTTACCTCTTCGGTAAAATTAAGATTAAGTAACAGTGACAGTCTTGCTTTCTGTTGTATTTGTTGTAGTAGTTGTGGTTGCGGAGTATGTTGCAGGAACTGCTACGGAACCTGTGGAAGTCATACTTGCACCTGAGAAAGAAGCGCTTGTCATTACCTGGCTTGCAGTCTTGAAGTAAGTATCTGTTCCTGTGAATGTCTGTGCAGCTGCGGTACCTGAAATCGTTCCTGTTGCAGATGATCCTGTGAACTTGAGTTCCGCACCTGTACCAGTAAATGTTTGAGCTGCTGCCGTTCCGCTAATCGTACCTGAACTTGAAGATCCTGTGAACTTTAACTCAGCACCAGTACCGCTAAATGAGTAGGCCGCGTCTCCGTTCTTTACAGTAACATTCGAAGTTGTTATTGAAGCTCCAGTAGTTTCTACGAACTTCTTAAGAGTTAACTTCGTTCCACTGACCTCGCAATAAACCAACTCGCCCGTTGCGGCAGTTGATGAGGGAGCAGCTACGGACATATCAGTTACTACTGTCTTTGATGTAGGATTTTTAATAGTAGTTGTACCGCCAGCGGTTGCTACTGAAATTGACCCAGCGGGAGTATAGTTAGCGGTGCCTGTGCCTACGCTAATACTTCCAGAGGGGGTCACAGAACAAGATCCACTAACGGAAGAGGAAGCATTTGAACCAGCGGGGGTATAGTTAGCTGTGCCGGTACCTACACTGATTGATCCAGAAGCCGTAACACTGCAACTACCACTAACGGCTGAAGATGCATTAGTTCCTGCAGGAGTGTACTTATTTGCCGCTGTTCCTGTGGATGCGGGTGTGATCTCTACCGCAGATTTTGTAGGACTGATTGAACCAGTTGTTGTACCTGTAACGCTGACAGACTTACTTTCGGTAGTTGCCGTTGATACTGTTGTTGAAGATGTATATGTCTTCGGGACTGTAACGGAACCGCTTGCTGAATCCTTATAAGCAAGGTCTCCAGCCGTTCCGCCAGAATGCCCTGACTTATTCTTAACATATTGGTTCATATCGGGAAGTTTAGTATTACCAAACAATTCCCATTGATAAGTAGAACCGGAAGAATTTACTGTGATGTATTCATCAAAAGTATCATTCGTGCCATTGTTATCGGGTACAAGATAAATCTTATACATCGTGTCTGCGGAAGCTACGAGTGTACCTGTAATGGTCGTGCCTGACTTATCCCAAACTACATCTTTCGGGGTGTCTGCGGCATTAGTACAAACTGAATACTCCCAGTTGTTAAGACTATCAACTCTACTGTCGTGGATATCATATACGCTACCACTCGGAAGTTCGATTTGAGTTAAAATCGGGTTCGCCATCTAATGTGTTCCTCCTGTATTAGTTCTTAGAAAATACTAATCTATTTGCATTGTTTGGATCTACGAAACAAGTTACTTTGTTGTTCCAAAAGGCTCTTTCAGCTGCGGTTATGTGCATGATAGAATCGGCCAGATGCTCATCTAATATTTTAGTGAGAAAAGGTCTGTCGATAAGATATGCTGTACCGTCACCAAGCTTCACTCCTGGAACAGGATTACCACTACTATCGGTGTAATAATCAGTATATACATAGATCCTATCTAATTGTGATACCAATGTCGCTTGAGCACTCCATTCTGCGGTAGTGCCATATAAAACTTTGCAGTACTCGAAACCTCCGATATACTGCTTGATTAAAGTATCATATTGACCAAGACCGGCTTCATCTAAATAGAAATGCTTGTTAACAGGCATCGGTGTTCTCCTTATCTACATATTTAGATAAGGTTACTCTGTAGATGATTGTGGAGGAATTATATCGATGTCTTGAGATAGAACAGTACGCTGTAAATGTCTGGGAGTATAAGATAAAGCTACACAGCCATTAGTCTTCAAATGAAGTGTTGATTGATATAACGCACCGTTTTTCAAATAGTCAAAACTACCCGATTCTTTCTTTATTCCATAACCTAAATCTATTTCAACTCCGAAACGAATCTTTCTATCAGATTCATATGGAAGCCTAATAGTCAAGAAATACATTGAAAGATATTTATAGAACAATTCCCTTGCGAGCTCATCTACGTCTGCAGTGTTTGTTGCGAGTATTCTAACGGTGTACGCAACATCTACAGGAATTGCTTTCTCATAGTATATGTTATTTGTTTTGTTATCAAAAGCAGCAGGAATGCCAAACTGAGCTCTAGAGAAATTCCAAAGCTCAGTTATTACAGGCATATCATCGTCACGACTCACAAGAATGAGCGGATAAGTTATTGTGTCCTCTTTTATTTGCGCAATGATTCCTGGATAGGTTTCTGCATCAGACATAACTACATTAGGATTAGCGTTGTCTGAATTAATTGAAGATTTGATGTCGTCAATTAGTGCTTGGTCGTAAATGTAGAGCATTACTTATCTCCTGGTCTGTACTTGCTATCAATATTCTCTCCTCTGTAATCTGTTTTTTGCTTCAAGAAATGATTAGAAGAATTGAATGTTTGAGAGACTTCTTTTCTAGTCCTGCCAGTAATGGGCTGACCATTAGCGATAGGAATTACTTGGCAGATAAGATGATCTGGAGCAACCATATCATAAGTGATTTCGGTTACTCTGAACTTTCTCTCTGTTACTTCAGAATATAATCCTGACATAGAGAAAATACTATCCTTCTGAACTTTTGGAAGGTTCCAACTGCAGTGAAGAAGGAATGGTAGATCCTTATCATTATCAACTACCCAGCCATATCTTTTGAATGTCTTTACTTTAGGGTTGCCATCAAAGAAGATATGGGTATCCATAGGTTCAGAATAAGAATCAATCTCTGGCTCACCTTGTTCATTTGATTTAGCAAGGTTTGGAAATTGATAAGTACAAGGTATGCCCTGCATTTTGAGAGCTTCATCATACCTCTTTCTCATCAATAATATATCAGGACCTATTAAGTATTCAGCCATTTAATTCTACTTCCTCTTCGTCACCGTATCCGTTATCTTCGATGATATCATCAATGTTTGCTACATAAGTAAGCCAAGTCCAGTCAAACAATTGTGTTTGGCTCATATGTGTCAGATTCAATGCTACGCCGTCATTTAACTTGCGCAAAAAATCTGCTTTACTGCAAGTATATTCTTGCTGAATCCATTCAGGGCACTGCTTCACATTGAATGCTACAATGTAATCTGAGAATATCTTGTTAGCTTGTGAATCATATTCATATACAGGAAGTTTTCTGAGTTTGTCGTAGTTAAGTCCTGAAAGAGTGATAAGATAAGAAATTTGTTCTCCACTAAGGTGTTGATTGATTTCAAATGTTATATCAAATCCGAACTTGTTCAACTCCGCAAGTATTTCATCTGTACTGAATTCTTTAATTATTCCAGAAACTGGGTCTGGAGTTAATAAAGATCCTTTAGAATTTACTAAGCAAGCAAATAATATACCATATTGAGCATGGTTGACAAGAATAATAATTCCCTCTAATCTATGACTACCGTCATCAATTACTTGCTTAACAGTAATGAATAGATCTTTGGAATTATTTGATTCGCATTCTGAAAGTTGCAACCAATTTGATATATTGTGAAGTGGCATATTACTCATACCGCTACCTCATTTTGTTGTTTTTCTATTTCAAGCTGCTCCTTATGCTCCTTGACGTAATTGCGTAACTCAATCTGAAATCCTACAAGATTTTCTAAAGAGCCGTCAGGATATTCGCTGAAATATTGACCCACCTGATCTAACTTGAGTTTGAAAAATAGTACTTTGTTTTCTACTTCAGTTATTTCAGGATGTTTCTCTATGAAGATAAAATATCTAGTAAGTGCAGAACTAAATGCCTTATGAACTATAGGACTTTCTTTAGTGAGGTCTGCCTTTTCTAGTGTTTTGAAATTTGAATTATTGAATTCCTTCAAATTCATGAAGAATAAATCTGTCAATTCTTTTGTGCTTCTCATATTATATCATTCCTCCGCCGCCTTCACCTTCATTGGCACTGAGGTCGACTTTCCAATTCATTACAGAAGAACTTGTTTGAGGGAAGGCCTGTGACAAGATTTCCTGTACTGCCTTCTTGTAGTCATCTGCATTAGCCATACCCAAATTCTTCATCATGTTGACGATAGCATCTGCCTGGCTAATAGAAGAATCTCTCTTCTCAAACAATACTTGGTCAAGATTTGTGATGATAGGATTCATGTTAAGTGTGAACTTGTCTACAAATCCACTCATGTTTCTTGACATGAAATACTTGTTAAGAGCATCTCTCCAACCGTTCTTATATGCGTTTTCAATTCGAGATAAGTGATTCGCATATAGAGCAGATCTTTGTGACATTACTGCTCCTGCTCCACCAAGTCCTTCAGCAGATGAATAGTTCATTGCTTCCTTAGGAACACCTAATACAGATAACTTTTTGTCTTGATAATAGTCTAAGAGCTTATTTTCACTTTCACTGGGCTCACCCATGTTGAGGTCTGTGATAGAGATAGCATCCTGACCGTTTACCTTTGCAAGATAGATCAAATTATTAGGGCTTTGAGGATTGACGAAACTTTCTGCGCTACCTGAAGCAGTATTAAGAGCGAGCTGTTGCTCAATCATATCTTTGATTGTCTGTAAGTTTTGGCGAATCTCATCTTCCTCAGCTGTTTGACCGCAATCTACATTGATGAATCTTACTGTCCTAGTCAAAGAAGAAAGTAACATTGCATCTTCAAGCAAACTTAATGTCTGCGTAGGTTGTACTGCCTGAGATAAGATAGGCTCTGCGAACTGAATATCATAATCTAAGCTTTCACCGTTGGCATTAGTTCCTGTGATGTGGTACTTACCTAACAGACCACCTAAGGAGAAATGAATAATAGAAGATTCAGGATAAGCAATTATCTGGTCACCTGAAAATGATGTACTATCAGAACCTGGTTGATATATGTATCCTTGAGGCTCACCATGATACCAAAGATGAACAATATCTTCAGGAGGTATCATATATGAAGGTACAATATCATAATCCAGATTAGTTAAGCTATTCTTATCCAATGCAACTAGATCTCTGTGCTGATGAACACCCGGATCTCTATACATTTCTGTTGTAGGGATATACACCTGACCTACAGTAGCTAACTCTAACACATGGTCACGAGCGTACTCGTTTACTTTCCAACGCTTAAAGCACTGATTGATGATATCTGCTACATTCTTATGATCATCGTCAATAGCAGTAGCCCAGATAACATCTCCCATCGTATTTGCAGTAGTAGCATCTGTAGCATAATAGTTTAACGCAGTACTTACTTGAGAGTCTTTTGCAAGTGCCCTCATTACATTTATCTGCGTCCTAATATCTTCAATGTCAGAATCTCCTCTGAGATCTGATACTTTGTAAAAGGTACCACCTACACATACAGTACTTCTCAATCGAGAAATTGTCTTTATGTTTCGAGGACCAAATAATCTATCAAACCAACTTGCCATTTAGTAATTCCTCCATATAGATAAAAGGTTACTTGAGGAATTTCTCCAGGTCTTCATCGATAGAATATCTGGCAAAGAACTTAGACTCATCAAACATTGGAATATCTAATTCTCTTGCAGCTTGAATCGCAAGTCCATCGATATTTTCTTTGATGTCACCTACAACAACACACTGCACTTTCTTATCCATTTCAGTAACTACTGTAGCAGAATAACTCTGAAGAATTGCAATGATGTCTTCTGTAGTTCCGTGAAGGAATGTACCTGTGATCATGATCCTCTTATCTCTAAGAACAGGAGCTCCATTGAATTTAGTGATTCTGTCAGCGTTATCAATAACTATCTGATCTGAATGTACAATAGTTTCTAATTCAACTAAGTTCCTAGGTTCAGATACCCACGCTGCAAATCTAGGAGGTAACTCCATATCTAATTCTGTGCGGATTCTAATAGGTCCCTGTAAGTAGTACTTGACAGTATCATAAGAATTGTTGCACTTATTGCAGAATTTGACGATCCAATCTCTGCTCATTCCTACATCACCATCAATGCTTGCAAGAACAATTTCGGAAAGCGGTTTAGTTATCTTAGCATTCTTATACTCAGGAAGCAACAATACATCGGGAAGTATTGTAAGGTCTTCTTTCTTGATAGCTTCGTCAAATCTGTCTGTGGATAAGATATCTAATCCTAAAATTGTGCATAATCTCTTGATTCTAGGATATAATCTAGAAGTGCAGAAAGGATCACTACAAGTCATTGTACCCTCATCAGGAACATCTAAAATCTTATGACAAGAAGAGCAAGTAATTCTCTTAGGCAATCTTACTGTAGGATCTGAATTCTGAGTATTGCTCCAAATAACTTTACTGCCGTCCAGAACTACTTGAGTTCCTTGCTGAATATTGTACTTAACAGCATCAGGATAATCAATGACTAAAGACGCATCTCCATACTGCATTCCATACTTGATATAGCCATCATAATCTATGAGCTTGACCGGCTTATCTTCTACAGTAAATGTCTTAAGATCTATAGGATAATATCTACCTTTAGCTTGTCCTGCAAAGATAATGAATCCAGAAATAAGCGGATACTCGAAATTGATATGTGCATTATCTACAAGGAATGATCGTAACATATCATCGTTAGCGTTAAGGGGAACTGCCCAACAAGGAAGAGATTCAAATCCTACCATCTTTGTCCAGGCCTGCATAGAGGAAGGAGTAATAGCCATTGCGCCGCTTTCTACATTTCCTACGTAGAACTTATATCTAAGTCCTCCAGACTTGATGTCTTCTGCAATTCTATTGAATTCGCATTCAGGAAGTGTACCTTCTTTTGCAGATATCTTATTAGAGTAGAATACTCCTTGGATATCTGTAGTGCCTCCATGAAGCTTAATTGAATTAGGTACAAGCCCTTGGCGAACAAGTGCCTTGAGGAAGTCTTCACCTAAATCCTCGTTGACATTAATGCCTGAATATGCCTTACTGAGCATTCCATGAGCATCATAGCGAAGTGTTACAAGAAGGCCTGTTGGTACGATATATACCAAGGAACCTGCGTTGCAAACGGTTTTTGTAAACAGCATTTTTAATGCCTCCTTAAAATAATTTATTCAAAAGATTCTATCAGAATCTTCTGTACTGTGATCCAAATCCTGGAAGCGGTTGTCTTATTCCAGGGCCTACAAAGGGTCCTCTGCTACCTGTATTGACAGACGAAATAGCGTTGATAACAGATTTTGCAGGTGGTTTAATTAAGTCTAAATGAGCAAGTAATGAAGCACATGCTCCGCATAATGCGTCGGCACAGTCCTTACCAATTCCTTTGCTGTTGTATCCATTAGCCAAACAAGGCGGAGCACTACCTGCACCTGAGTTACTCTGAGGTTTATGATCAATGCGGTCATTGTTCCTTTGAAGATTAATCATCTCAATTTCTTGCAGGTCGCATCTTATCAGCTCTAACCTCTGATCTTGCATTAGATTCCTGAGCGAAATATATGAATCTATAGACTTATCTACAGATATTTTCTCCGTTGTAAACCCTTGGTGCTCTAAGTTCTCTCGTACGTATGAAGACTGATATTGGTCTGTAGATACTATGCCAATGTTGAATCCTGCACGCCTTAACCAGAGAATGAAATTGATAACTTTTTGGAATGACATTCTATCGCCTCTAGGAGCGCCAATCGCAACCTGAAAGATCTGTTTAAGAAATGGCATCATCACTTTCTTTTCAGTCTGTATATCAATTACATTTTTGTTACCATCGATTACTACACCTGAAATGCCGATATGGTCTGAGTTTTCAGCAAAGTCGATATGAATATTCATCGGAAGTGCTTTGAGGTTAGCTGGAACAACTTCTGCATGAAAGTGTCTTTCTATTGTATCATTGTCTCTGAGACCGATTTCATAATAATCTTCAAAGAAAGGATTTACTCTAGTTTCACTAACATTAGGAGATATCATTTCCTGAGTAATGAAGCCCATTGAACCTACTACAGAAATACCTGCAATATCTCTAAGAGCAATATCATAATCTGCTTTGAAATTGGGTTTGTAATCTGCAGGTACTTCAAGGACTTTGTATCCTTCATTTCTGTATTCCTGTAAGTGAGCTTCGTCTGAATTCTCGTCAGGGACTACGAAGCCCCTTTTGAATCTATCTCCTACTGTAATGAAAAAAGTTTCTTTACCGAACCTGTAAGAAGGCAGAACTTCCCATTGAGGTTTATCAAACAGATACATATGAGTATTGCCTGCATCAAGCTGCTGCTCGATATGCTCTGAAAGATAATCATTATCAGAATTCTTAGAAGAACAGGTAAACATCTTTCCATAGATCCTACCTTCAAGCTTGAATGTACCTGTAATACGAGCATTAGCCGTATTGTACAAAGCTTTCATATGATTCTTTGATATATTTAGATCTTTTACACCTGCTCTGGCGAAGTTTACCTCGTCCATCAAACATGCCCACAACTGCATACCTAAGACGTGAGCTGAATCGGATGCAGCTACAAGCTCTATGTTATCACCTTCGGGAATGAATATAGGATGTTTTGCGTTATTGAATCTGCCGTGATGATTAAACCAAGGAGACTTCTTGAGTGTGTCGTTGTACTCGACGAAGGCGACTCCTTCTGCGAGGTCCTTAGTTAAGTTAGCAAATGCAATAGTAGCTCTGGAAACTTGTTTTAATCCAAAATACTTTTGTGGATTTCTGTAGCACATTAAGAGATATGTCATATAACACATCATAGCTACAGCGGTTGATGTCTTACCGATTCTTGTTGCTCCGGAAAGGATTACTTCGTAGATATCTTTTTGGTAGTCAAATACGCTGTCGTATGCGTCCCACCAACCGGGATATATTTGGTTTCCGCAATCGTTTGATTCTCCAAGGTACTGTGGATCAGTTAAAAATCTGTCGATACTTACAGGAACTTCTTTAAAATCTACTAAGTAGATTGTTTCTAGGGTTTCTGAATAGCCCTTATCGCTAAGTTCCTCAAGTATCTTGAGAAACATATTTTGCTCTAGCGGAGAACATTCACTGTAGATAGATTTGATTCTACTTATGATATCTTCGTAATCAAGAGCATCACTGCGTATTGGCGTTATCAGTTCCGACATTATTTTCAGTAGCCTCGTTTTCCTGAGAAGGTTTTTCAGCGTTGCGAAGTTCTGTTAAGAGTGCTTGTGCACCATTTCTAATTACATTGCGAGATTCTTTCGGAATAATTGCAGCACCAAATGATGTCTCCTCAGTGATATCTCTAGGAGGTGCAATTTCTTCAAGATTTATATTCATATAGGGCTCAAGGAGCTTTTGGGACAGTACCATAGACTCTTGCAACTGAGACTGCACTTTAAGCAACACCAACATTGTGTTAGGATCTGCTTCATCCATCTCTGCAAGATTCATGTCAATTGAATCATATAACTTATCTTCAAGCCTATCCATCAATTCTGTATATCTAATTATTCTACTTACCTGATGATAGATTTGTAATACTGCAATATTTTGCAATGCTACTTTTGCTGAAGTAATATCATTCTTCTTACATGTTAAAAGGGCAGCCCGCATTTGTTCTGCCTGTTCTTTTTGTTCTTTTAATAGAGGATCGACAAAAGTGTCAGTGGTATCTAACTGTCCCGACTCCTCAACGGTTTTGAGCTCATCTTCGCTTATCATGTTTATATGACACCTTTTCATTTAGGTTATTGTTATAAATAATAAAGGTTAGTATTTCTACTAACCTTTACATTAAGTTATTTTAGATAATTTAATACCTATCAATATCCGGATTAGGTAGGTATCCTGCTTCTTTCAACAGCCACTTTGGCGGCTTCTTTCCATATTGCTTAAATATTTCTAATGCTTCGTCGGCATTGAATATATCACAAATATCTTCAGCTAATAACTCAATTCCATATTCATTATAATCATCTAAGATTTCGGGATCTCTAAGCCCGTTGCAGAGATCTTCAAATTTAATATAACCATATCCATCTTCTGTAAGATATACAAGAATTTCTGAAGTATTTATTGTAAGTCTACCAAAATGCTCTTTAAGATAATCACGAACCTCATTATATATTTTATCGCAATCTATATTGCTAGAACTCGATGTTTTTACATATATTTTCATGTACTAACCTCCATAATCAAAATTATCTAATGCAGGATTTCCTGTTAGTGATGGGATATAATAATGTGAGCTTGGTATAACATCATACCTCTGATCGGAAATCTCAAATTCCTCTGCAATCAATTTTATCGCATTATTATCATCAGCGATAGCCTGACTGCATACTATTTCAAATACCTGAGACCTGATGTCATATACTACTCTACCTCGTTCTACTGACCTATATTCTTTCGAGATTAAATCGACAGCTTCAGGTAATTGCTCTTTGATAGTAGATTCCCATTCTGTTGTATGATTCTTTGTCTTGCTGAACTGAATGTAACCTCTATCATCTACGCCTTCATCTACAGGACAATATTCTCCTACAACCTGATTGTTGTAGAACCACCAAATGCCTACATATCCTTGTGTAGGCAGTTCTTGTTCATTTGTCCTGACATAGAGTTTCATATTTAAAATTGATTTTCCTCGAAACCGAGTTCGTCTATCATGATTTGCTTTGCTTCCGCAAGAGTTATTTCTAAAGCTTTTGCGATTTCTTTCTGCTCCGCTTTTGTTTCTGTATCCCAATCACCGGACTTAGGATCGCTTGTCGTATAGCTATTTGCAATTTCCCAAACTTTAGCCTTCTGCTCTTCTGTAAGTGTTGAAGCTTTTATATCTCCACAAGATTCGCAATCTGTACTTGCATTGATATCAAATAAAACTACACTGAGGTCTGCAATTCTGTCTTTTGCAAACTCATCTGACTTTCCACAAGCTCCAAGTGCATCAATAGCACACTTGATATATCTCTGTGCTGCTTGATAGTTCTTGTTTGCAACTACTTCCTTTGAAGCTGTTACTTTCTTTGCATTCTTTGTAATCTTCATTGTTATATCACTCCTTATTTATGAATGCGCATATTTATCTGCATTAATCATTAAATTATACAATGTTTTAAGGCTGATTTCGTCTTCGCTAAAATCTTGAGGTAAGCTGAGCTGAAAGTAATCTGTACCTATTTGATATAAATCTACTTCAGGAAGTTCCGGCTTAACTTGAATCGCAAACTCCTTGTCATCATCTAAGAAGATATGACAATCATAATTTGAATTTACAACGTCAGTTATCCTAGGATACATACTACGTAATTTCTTAGCTATAGTACGGGCTTGATTAACTTTGGTTGCAAAAGATCCAGGAGCCTTTGCACGATAATCAGCACTTGTAAATTCATAATATAATGTTTTAAATGATAACTCTTTGGGAGAAGACTTTCCTAATTCTCTAGCAATTTTCTGAGTATCAGCTCGATATGCTTCATAACTCGGAGAAGCAAATAATACTCCGTCAAGAGAATCGCTAATTAATGCTGAATTATTGTCAGGATCAACTATTGCAAAACAAAAAGCAAAGTAATTAGGTCTACTATAATCAGATAGCTCTGTAACTGTCTTTTTCTGCAAGTCGTAGATGTATTTCTGGCATCTTGCAGCTGCAGTCTTAAATGTAGAAGAATACTCATCACTATCACAAGATATCCAATTATCTGGAAGTGCGTTATCTCCAATAGATACATTAAATAACTTAGCTAAATATTCATCTAAACCACGTGAATGTACACCTGAACTAGTTAACTGTGTCCCAGTTTTACTACTATTTAGGTCAATTCTAAAATAAGATAACTCATTTGAAGGAATATCCTCAAGATGGTACTTAGATAATAGCTGATCGTGATTCAATAGATTATTGGATAACTCTCCGGTAGCAGGATAGTATTCTGCTTCTGAAATAAATAAGAATCCACTAATAAACTTGTTATCGATATAGAAATCTTGATAATCTGCTCGCTTATTGTAATCCATATTATAGTAATCAATATAGATTCCTTTAGCTAGAGTTAAACTTGAAGGCACACTTGCAGCTTTTATATACAATTTCATAATATTATTGCTCCTATAGATTTTATAGTTTATATCAATATGATGCTACTATAACTAATACATCGTCATCTGCATAAACTGCATCTAACCATAAACCAAGTTCGCCTGCAATTTCTTCTATTTCAGGATAGTTAGGAATTTCTCCTTTATATCCTTCAAAGAAAATATCAGCTTCTTGTTTGCATGTAATTCGAATTAAGGTAGTTGCAGCTACGTATTCATCTATGAAACTTTGTATTCTCATATATTACTCCTCGTCAAAATCTACGTAGCCTTCTAATCTTAGAGCTTCGTAGAAATCAAGAACCCCTTGTGCATACCTATCAGGATTATCTTGAAGCCAAGCAGCATAGAATATATCATATGCTGATTTTCTATCAGACGCAGGTTCTGTAGTTGCATCAGTGACATAAGGAGATAAGATGCTTTCAACTTTTTCCTTATCGTTGGAAGATAGCTCTCTATATACCTCCTCAAGAGTCAACTGACCATCAGGATCATATTTAGACAGTATTTTATCTACTTCATATGTTCCGTCGGAAGTATTATCAAATGCGTAATTGTATGCATACTTAAATTCTAAGTCTGTCATCTTCTGTGCTCCTTTAATCTATTGCTCCACGCTTCTTGAGGTCATAAAAACACCATCTGCTGACATCTTTATCTCCCATTGTCTTAAACATATCAAGATCTGCGTGATATTCTTTTCTGTAGTTTTCAAGATCAGCTCTTTGCTCTCTGATAGATTTTCCATTAGGATCATATCCTGCATCGAGATCGGCTTGAATATTCTTCGCCATTATATCCATTATCCATTCCTTATTCTCTTGCCAGATAGGGAACCAATCTTCTTGATCTGATATCCTAGATGTAGCACTTACATATAATTTCATATATTATACTCCTTTAAAATATGCAGATTCGTCATCCCAATCAGGAAGAGGCTCATCATCAATACCTTGCATTGCATTAGTGAGTCTATCGCATAACTCATCTTTTGTTGTGTCGTCAATATGCTTCCATTTCCAAAGCCATACAACTGATTCGCAGGCCCTGTCTATCTCAGAAATAGAAGCAGTACCTTTGCGAATCTTTGTGATAACATATTGAATAAACTTCTTTTTAGAAGCTATTCTTTCGGGACTAATTGATGTTCTTATATACTTCTTCATATCAACCTAAACTGAATGGTTCAACTTGATCACCAGAAAAAGCAATAAGAGTTGAATCGTTTTGATGCCTCTTACAATAATTTACCATGTATTCTAACTTATAGGGATTGTTATATTGATTGTACCAGGTCCTGAATTGATCTTCGTTATCAGCTACCCATTTGAGCAATTTCTGTGCGTCTTTGATAGTAGAAGCATCAATGCTAACGCCCATTGGATGCTTATCTGCCTGTTCAAACCAAGCAATGATTGCAGACCTGGGATCTTTGAATTCTAAATCTTCAAAAGGAGTTTCATCTATATTGATATCATATCCGGATACAACATAAGGCGAACTCTGTGTATATGCTGGAACATTATCAGAACCATTATCAGGAAAGAGCTTTTCTAAAGCAGAATCTAATCTTGCTTCTTGGAACGCTTCTATATTGTTTGCAACAGCTTCTTGAAGATATTCAACTAATTCAGTTTTTGTATTAAAAATTTTCTGAAGTCCACTTAAGTCGTTGACAAAATCTTCTTCGTCTTCAGGAAGGATACTAGGATCGTATGAAATGATGAATTTCTTAATTCTATGACAATACGCATTAGGAAGGTCAAAGAACTCTATGTCTTCTGTATCATGTTCTGATGCTTGTATGTAAAATCGCATTTGATGTATTTCTCCTTATTTATAATAACGATTTATCCAAATATCTATTTATCCAAATATCTATTTATTAGCTTCTTCTTCAGTCCAGGGCAACGCTACCATTTTAGGCTGAAGTTGATGCATTACACCGTTTCCGTTAAAAGGATCTGCTACATAGCATTCATACATTGCACCGTAAACTTCTCTTTCCTCTTTGGTGTAGTAACCTTTTTCCATACAGCGGTTATAATTTTCAAGAAGTCGCTCTCTTAATATGCCGGTTAGGGATTGAATAATCGCATGCTGAACGACTGCTAGTTCTTTATCGTGCTTATCGCGTGCTTCCCGATATTTAACTGTAGCCTCATTTGCTTCTTGCAGTAAGAATAGATCATGCCTAATGTCTTTTACATCTTTGGTGAGAGTGGTCATTTGGATCGACATTTCGTTCATCTGACCTGCCATCTTATTTATCTGATCGTTAGAAGCATTTTCAGCTTTCTGATCCTCTCGCTTTGCTTGGAACTTTGTTTTAAGAAATTCCCAGAACCCAGCACCGCCAAACACTACACCGATAGTGATTAACGACTGTACAATTATTTGTACCCAGTCAAGTGTTTGTGATTCTGCTGCTAAGATGATGTACATGATTCCTATTCTCCGAAATATTATTTATTTACTTATTCACAAATAATAAAGGTTGTGGTCATTCCACAACCTTTTACTTAGACTATTTTAGAATTTATTTTGTACCAAGTCTTCCTACGGTGATAGTTTTCTTTTTTTTACAATTTCATCTCCGGATTCATTGTCGTCCTTGATATCTTCGATAGCCGAAGTTGTTGCTATTGCGTAAAGATCGTAGCCGATATCTTCGTAAGACTCTATGTAACTCTTAAGATGCTCAAATGTTTTCTTGAGATCTGCAGCATTGACATCTTCTTCGTTGTTGTAAGTATCTCGAATCTCTATATCTAGAGAATTGACGTACTTTTGCATTTCTTCCTTGTCCGGAAATGCTTTGTAGATAGCAATTTCTAAATTTGCAAGAGTAGTAACTGCTTTCATGTCCCAGAGGTACTTCATCATACAAGGATAGAATTGAAGATATGCGCTCTGTATATCCTTTGCAGTAATTATCTCTCTATCAGAAGCTTCAATTTTCATTTTATGTTACCTAGTTCCTTATGTATTTTTGCAAGTAACTTTCCAATACTATTAAAGGTGTTATCTGCAAACTGAGTTTCTAATCCAAGATTTTCATCTTGAATTGAAAACACATATTGTTGATAGTAATCATTAAATGATGTATCAGGCAATTCTGAAATGTACCGTTTAACTGTGTCTAACATCAGATATCGTCTTCGTCAATGGATACATCCATTGTAATTGTTGCACCGTTTGCAAGAGTAAATGTAATTTTTCTTTCTTCGTCATAGATACCTACACTAGGATCCGCAGGATCATACTCTACGTCAACATCAATAACATTATCAAATGCAGTATCTCTGAGTACCTTTACAATATCGCTGTATGCAGAAAGAACTTTCTGGTGCTCATACTGATAATACTTTTCGATGTTTTCATCTATCCGTCTTTCAACTTCTTCAACTATAGACTCTTTGAGATCTGTAATATCTGCAGGACTGTTTTCAGAAGTATCATACTTAGCTATTTCTGCATCTACAAGATCATTGAGATAAGAAGTATCTTTTAAGTATTGCTCTTGGAACGACTTTACAGACTCTTTGTCAAATGTAAGATAGATATCTTCATCGATACCTAAACTGTCATATACAGCATCTGCGATAATATCAACATATCCGTATGTTAACATGTTAACCTCCTGTTAATCCGTATTCGTCTTTTATATCTGCGATTGCAGCTTGCAAGGTCCAATCATATTTAGAATAACGCTCTTCTGCAGAAGAGGATTGACTATATCCATCCTGAACTACATAATAGACAGGCTTACCTTCTGCATCATATTCGGTGAGGATCCAGTCATCTTTATCTTGAGTGAGCAATATCTTAGAGCCATCAGACCAATGATGCTGCCAGATAACACGATATCTTAGCGGAGTATATCCATAAGCAGGTTGAAATCCCATATAATTACCTCCCTGAAGCTTTGAGAGCACTATACAGCTCATTCGATATTATTCTAGCACCTTCAGATACTTGATCGTCATCTAACTTAATGATTTTATCAATAACAAAACTATATTCAAGACTATCTCCGTCTTCAAAATAAATAACAATATCATATGTAGCATTAGGCATATTATAATTGTATCTGATTGTTGCAATATCATCTGCATAATCAGGATCGAATTCTACAATATCCAATGCTTCATTTAAGCAGTTTCTAAGAAAATTATCTTCAGGAACGTATGTAGGATCAAAAGGAAGCTCATCTACTTCATTTGCATACTTGTCGTAATTATCTAAATAATCTGGATCAACGCCGTATTCAACTAACGACTCTAAATCGCCAAATACATTATTATCTACACTATAATAATCATCAGGATCATCAGAATTAGTATCAAAATAAGGATTGTAAGCTGTTACATACAGCCCAGAATACATATTCTTAAGTCCGGGATGCTTTTCTTGAACTGCTTTAAGCTCCTGTTTTGCAGTTTCTAGATTTTTAGAAAAGAACTTTCCTAAACAATTAAAAGTATCTCCATCCATACCTGTTGTATCTGGGCCTGTATCTGAATAATAATCCATAAGCATGAATACATCATAATCATCATTACTAGAAGATTTAATATATCTCTTCATGTGTATATCTCCTTTATTTTCTTAACCAATTCGCATAATTCCATAGGAATTTCAGCAAAAGATTTTGTTTTCTTTATATATACATCATAATACCATTGAAGTGCTTCAATATCTGTACACAACTGCTCAAGTGTGGGGATCTTAATAGTTTCCCCACCGGCATACTTGCATAACTTTATCAATGATTTTGCACCAATAATACTGAAGAGCTCCGGAAGGTTTGCAAATTCCGGAGTATCTTCTAGCGGGGGCAATAATTGAAGCAGATATTGAAAATCTAGCTCTTCAGATGTAGGCAACTCTTTAGACATTACTCTTCGTCTTCATCAGACTCGTCTTCGTCTTCAACTTCGACGTCAACATCTTCGATATCTTCAGCTTCCTCAGCTTCAAGTCTTGCCTTAGCAGCGTGCTTGATCTGAGTATATACCTTGTTGTTGATATCTCCGATGCCTCTTCTCTTGTTGATCCAACCTACGTTCTGTCCCTTGTAGATCAATGTCTGGTTGCCTTCGGAATCAGCTTCACCCATCTCCATATCAGGATCATTTAAGATGTTTCTTGTGATCTGAGCCATTGTCTCGCCTCTACGAGAATCGTTAGATTTTCTTGCGATATCGTTTCGAGAGAACTTCTTGGACTTTGTCTGGGTTGTCTTGTTTGATCTGTCTGTTGCACTTCTTACGTAACGTTTCATGATTGTATCTCCTTTGTTAATTTGATTTATTTGTTACTTCTTCAAGTTATATAACGATTCTGATTTAATAATTATATCGGATATCATAAGATTCCTCATAATTTCCTGTTTCTTTATAGTGTTGCAGTATTTCACGAAGTTCCGACATATCATATGCATCAAATTCAATCTTGTCATTAGTCTTTGACGGATCGTAGTCCTTATCAAATGGAGCTCTGTACATGCGTAAACGAACACTATCAGACCTTTTGCCGAAGAATCTATCGGGTCTTTCGGAAGTGAAGCTTGTAGCTAATGAACGAACCCAGTAAGGAAGTGCGTTGAAGCTCTTTTCTTCACCTGCATCATAGAAATACAAATTATTCTGTTCTTTGTTGCTGTTCTTTACTAATTCGTATCCTTCGCAAGTATCCGCTATCTTGACAACAACATCATATATGAATGAATAGAACTTATCATAGAATCTTTTGTTGAAGTATTCATCTAATTGGTCAGGCTTCATTGTAGGATTGAATGCAACAACTACTTTACCTTTGAACTGCTGCGGCTTTATATTCGGAGTGTTATATGTTACATCTATGGTGTATGACATAGAAAATGTATAATCGACCATCTTGATTTTCAGTATTTCAAACTGAATATAGATATCATAACCGGCAGTCTCTTTGATTTTCTTAATTTTCTTATTGTTATCAATTATTCTATCAAACAGTTTACCTGCGTAATCATTGTACCAATTAATGTCTTTTGTGGTTATGAATTTTTCTTTAAGAAGTGGACGGATATCATTTAGATCTTTTCCTTGTACTCCAGCTGAAATTGTCCAATATCCTTTGACGAAGTACTTTCTAGAATCCCAACTATCATATATCTTACCATCAATGATAGTTACAAGATGGTTACCTTTATGCGTAATTCCATCTTTACTGCACCAAATTATGAATGTTCCAGAAGTATGCGTATCGGCAAAAGATCCTACAGAAACTCTTTCAGTGTTTGAATTAAGATTGCCTCCGCCAAGCTCTCGAATTACTTTGATGCAATTATCATGCGTATTATAATTCCAATTATAATGAGTCTTTGCAGAATCATTGAGCAATTTGCGAGTAGCTGTATAGTCCTTATTAAATGCTAATGAGATTGCCCTTGCAGTACAATCTCCAGTACGAGTTCCTCGTGTATTAGCATTATAGCTTACCCAATCCGCAGAGGTTATCTTTGTCATATTAGCCTTCCCAATCGTCACTTTCAAAGAAATGAGTTGACCACCAGTCAACTGCGAGACTAACAGCTGCTTCTAAAGCGTCTGGATCTTTTACAAGGTCTCTGTACTTGAATACAGTATCTGCGACAGCATTATATACTGCGGAATTCAGATCTTGCTGAAACTGTTCGTCTCTACTAAATTGCTCTGACCTAATATACTTTTTCATATTACTTATTTTCCTCCTCTACTTCTTTTATAGACTTAATAGGTTCTTTAGTATTGAGATTTATATCAAAAACGATTGCGTTATTTGATCTTGCTAATCTGCTAAATTCTAAGTATGTGTAAGCGGAAGCATTAAGTGCTTCAATGACATCTACCATTATGTCTCTTGTATTTACATCATCTTCATAGTAGATCCAGAGCTCTTTGTCATCTACTGCAATTCTTTGAACACCTGCAGTCTCTGCCTTACCGTTGAGTGTTCCTTTGATAGTAGCAGCTTCGCTTGCTATATTAGATAAGATATCTCCAATACCTGTATCTGCTTTTATTTCACCATATATTGCAGTTGACTCTTGTACAGGTTCATCTGCAGGAGGCTCAGGAGCAGGTTCTCCACCCTCGCTTTCAGGGGCATCTTCAGAGCTACTAGGTTCACTAGCGAAATCATCAAAATTACCTGAAGGAGGATTAAATGAGCCACCACCAGAATACGAAGGAGAGAATACATTTCTCTCATCCGGAATATCTTCGCTAGGTGCAACTTCCGAAAGAGCTTCTTCAGCAACTTTTTCAGCTTTTGATGCTTCTGCAGCAGCTTTCTTCTCTCTAACTATCTCATCAAGCTTTGCTTTGTCAGCTTCATCAAGATATTCTGAAAGCTGTTGAACAAGTTCACCATTCTTACTATCATTCATTGCTGCATGAATTCTGTCTTTGCGGCTGCTTGTTAAGTACAACTTAGAAGCATAAATTCTTTGTAATTTCATCATTCATTCACCTTCATCTTAATATATGTTGTTCTATTTGAGTGATCTGCCAGATAATATACACCTAATTCAGAACAGAATCTCCAATTTTCATTCTTCATAGGTTCAGAGTCTTCAATGCCGTCATATATCAGTAAACTAGAATCTTTGATTTTCCAAACCTTGACATCGTCATCTTCATAAGATATCTTAGTAGAAATTTCTAAATCTTCGGGAAGTATGATGTATTCATCACTCGGCTCCCAATAACTGCCTACTGTCTTAGATTCTCCGTTATATAACCACTTAAAAGTATTTCTATTTAACTTAAGGTATCCAGTACAGTATCCTCTATTTCCTAAAGCGAGCATGTACCTACCTACAGGAACTCTCACTAAAATAAGTTCCAAATCATAGGACAAGTCTTGACGATTGCCTCCATTGATACTAGAGACTGATATATCGTGTAAACTAGAGTTTAAACTACATTTGATATATCTTTTCACAATCAAGTCCCTTCCTTAGGCTTATCAGACTCTACTCTAGCTTCTGTCATATATATGTAAGGCTTTTCAACGAAGTTATCTTGAATAATATAACTGAACCAGCAAGTTGCAGTTAACTTAACATCAATCTTAGAGAAAGTGAGACGATATACATGTTGTCCTGATGAAAGATCTAAAATATCTTTATCAATATCTATCCAAGGTCTGTGCTCGTCTCTTGTCACATGTTCTGCGAATTCTACATCCTTGTTAGTGTTCAAATTAAAAATACCAGACAGGTCCATATCTCTAGGAAGCCCGTCAGGTAGTTTTACGCATATTACATCAGGAATTTCTGCAAGATTAAATACTTCTGTATGTAAGTACATATCCTGCATCTTAGATGATTGAATTGTTACAGTAAAAGGAGTTTTCATTTCACAGTATTCCTTAGTGTAAATTCTTACATTTAATTAAGGTTGTATCTGTTACTTCTCCATTTCACCTAATATTACTTGAAATACTTTAATAAACAATTTGCAGATTAATTGTGGGCTAGTGTTATGCTTTTTTGATAGCATAGCAATTCCCTTAGCACAGTATACGCATAACTCTCTGACATCTGCAAACAATTCAGGATTATTTGTATTCATAATTAAAACAGCTTCTTTGCTTTTTTGACCCTCTTGGAATCATCATATTTGTATTTGCCTGCAACAAGCTGCTGAACTGCCCAGATATTGAAAGCGGTTCTAGCATCTGCATTGTCTCTTACTTCATCCCAAGTTAGACCACATGCAGCTAACTCGCCTTTGATTATTTCAAAATCGTGTTCACTTGCGAAATACTCAAACGCTGCACCTGACTTGTTGTTATCTTTTCTAACTCGCATAGATGTTGAAATTGTTCCAAATGTAGGTGAAACAATCTTACCATAAGCTGCCTGAAGCCTATGGCTAACACTGTCTGCAGAATAGCACTTATTCTTTGCAAGAGACTGTAAAGAAGTCATTCCGTATAAATGTGTCTTTACATTAGGATTGCTAGATTTATGAATTATATCGTTACACTGAGCAATGTATGCATCTTTTTCGTCCTGAGAAGCATCGTTAGCAGGAGAAATTCCAATGTAGTCTAGTTTACTTCCATCTTCAGCTCTCCACTCAAGCATATTTTTAAGAGCGCTTAAGTCCTCTCCGTAGTGGAATACTGGCATGACCTTTTCAGGAGACTTCACCTTACTCCTCATGTAAAGATAATTCTCCCAAGATTTTCTAGCAGACTCTACATAGTCCTCAGGTTTCTTAGGCTGTTGGAACTTACCAGGAATTGTATCGAGTTGAGCACATACATCAATATATTCATCAATGCTATTTACAAAATCAATATAATTATCTTCCCACTGCCTGAATGTAGGCTCTTTTATAGACTTATCAGGGAATCTTGCATTACCTGTATGAATACTGAATGCACCAGAATCTAAGAAGAACCATCTGCAGAATCCATCTTTCTTGTAATCAATAATTGTGTTAATTTCACTCCTATCTAGCTGAGTTACAAGAACATCTAACGGCTGAAAATCAGGAAGTGACATTAACTTGTCATGAACAAAAGGTCTAATAGATCCACTGAATACGTATTTATCCATATGATTCTCCTTATTCGGTATATTTTAATTCGAATACTAATTTACATATAATTGCGTTTGTTGACATTCTATTTGATTGCAAGTCATCTAGACAATCTAAACAAGGCTTTATTTGATTAGGTTGCAATAATTGCATCAAATATCTGATAACAATAATGACTGGAGCTTCGGAATTGTCAGCATAATGTTGCAGCTTCCAAGAAATATTACTTACTGTATCTTTGAATGATACTAAGCTAGATAACGATTCAAAATAAGCAAGTTTGTTGGAATCCATTGACAATATATCTTTTACATCATTGAAGCTCTTAGCACACTTCCATATCTTCTTAGATTCAATGAAATGAAAATTTTCGAAATTAATTGAAGTAGCAAACTGTTCTAGATCTGAAGCTGTAGGCATTGCT